AGGAAACAGCGTGGATCGACGTACCACTACGAACAATATAATCAATTCTGTCAACAGCATTCGCCCCAGTCGAGAGGGTAGGAGCTGTACCTCCACCTGCCCAATCCCAAGAGGAACCCCATGTGATGGTGCGGCTGCCGCTCGAATCCTGAATTACAAACAACGAGCCACTTTGACCAGCGACAAGGTTTGTGGGGTTAGCGATGGTGCGACTGGCACCTGCAACGTTGAGTGTGATCGTGAAGTTATTATTTAATGCAAAATCAGGAGTTACAGTTGCAGCATCAGTCAACGTTGTAATCGCTGCACGTTGAGCGGCTGTAAATGTTTGGACGTTCTCAAGCAGCGCCATGGTTTTCGCGCTGTTGTTTGATGTTACGCCAATGACGCCAGAGCTGGCACGGTAGAAACCAGTGTCGGTGTCATCTTGGAAGGTGATGCTGGGAACCGCAACACTGCCGTCTGGATATGTACCACCTGCGTTGACGTAATCAGCGCCAGCAAGAATGACCCCGAAGAAATCAGCGCCAGAAGCTGGAGCAGAGCTGAAAACAATGTTGCCGCCACTGAGGCGGAAACCTTCAGCGCCCGTGTCATCGGGCCGTTGGAGTACACCAGCAACGGAGATGAGGCACTGCTGCGAGTTTAACGGCAGCGGTACAGGAGCTGCGCCACTAACGAGGAGAGCAAAAGAGGTCGTGGAGCCATTGAAGGAACCACTGATGTCATCTATATTTTTATACGTTGGATAAGCGACCTGCAGATCGTTTCCCAAATAAGCCACGGCTTCTCTCTATTAACTCAGTTATGTTTATTCTACTGGAGTGCTGTTTGGACCGTCAGTAGATGGTTCAGTTGGCCAGATGACAGATTCTGGTCCAGTTTTAGCAAAGGTTTGAGGAAGATCACGAAGGATCTGACGGTAGGAAGCCCATGCACCCTGATCAACTGTGGCACCTGGGGTCATTGTCCAGTCGGTGTCACGGATGATTTGATCACGCTTGGCGCGGATTGAATCCCAGGTGACGGAGGCTACGGGTGCAGGCTCGGGGGTGTTGCCGGCTTCCAACCAAGCCAGGTAGGCGGCGTAATCGGTGTTGGCGGGGTCGGGTGGGATGGAAGCGCCGTCTTCAAGGCGGAGGATGGTGTCGCCGGTTGTTAGTTGGTAGGTCATGGGTTACAGCTCAGCGCTTAAAGCGTAGTGGTATTGGTGAGATTCAGTAGTGGTTGTAACGGCTACATATCTGAAACTATTTTCGCCAATGTCCGTAGCAGTAGCACCAGTTACCTTTGTGCCGCCTCCCAGTTTATCAACAGCACCGGCTGTTCCATCAAAAGAATACAAGGCAACCGTTGGTGCCGCTCGCTTAGGCACTTTCCATGTCAAACCACCGCAAGAAGCAGTGTTGGAACCAACTGCACACCACATTCCCACAGTAGTTGCAGTGCCAGGGACAACGCTTTGGTTGTAGCTCTTTTCGTAATACCTCTGACACAACGCCAGCTCCTGCCCGTAGCTCCTGCGCTCAAACGGGGTGGCGACGCTGCCGGCTTCAAGTTGGACGCCGGTGATGTAGAAGGTGGCGCCGTTGGTGCCGACGACGTTTGTTGCAGTAGTTGTTGTAACCGCATTGGTTGTGCCCCATGCACCAGCAACACCTTGAAAATTGGAACCAGCACCCAAGCCGAAGCGCAGTCTAAGTCCTACTGAATTATCAGTGGCCCATGTTCCAGTTGTATCACCAGGAATTGCTTGGGTAATTTGCGTCCAGGTATTTGCAGCTGATATTGTGTAATTAAATGGATACGAGCGATTGCCGCCAGCATTTGATATTGCTGCACCAAAAGTTCCGGTTAGGCTAGAACGAACCCAAAATGAAATAATCACTGCGGTTGCATTAGCCGAGCCAAAATCTAAATCTGCAACGTTGTACCCCTCAATGCTTTGCTCCAAGTAATAGTTATCTGTAGACCCTGGTGTTGTAGCCGCTAACGAAACTACGCCAAGATATTTAGTAAATTTTGCTGGTGGAGTAACCGATCCAGCGTTTTGTTGCACGCTAAATTTAGAGGGATTAGTTACTCCTGCAAACCATCTGTCAAGAGTGTATTGAGGGTTGGCTGTAATTGTGACACTTGCCCCAGCATTGCGCTGGTCGATCCGCATGTCGCCGTTGATGATTCTATTTTTAAACGGACCTGTCTGAGAAAAAACGTTACCACTTGTGGAGTTACTGGATGCACCAGATCCACTGAGGCCACTTGTTTCAACCTGTGTTAATGCCATTATCTTGACCTCCTATCAGGTTTGCTCAAGGTAGCTGACGGCAATGTCCAAAGCAGTGGCTGTATCGGCGCGAGCCCTCAGCACATCGCTGGACTCCATGATGATCTTGTTGCCGCTGATGATCTCAAGGGAGGAACCGGCAGGAACTGGAGCATTACGGATCAAATAAACATCGTCACCAGTATTGGTTACCAGATAAACATCAACGTTGGCGCTGCTTCCTGTTTTGTTCGAGACCAGGATGCTCAGCAGAATGACAGTGGCAGAAGCACCTGCACTTAAAACGTTGGTCGTCGAGTTGCTGACCGCATCTGTGACCAGGCTGGATTTGGTGTCAATCTTAAAAGTATTGGCCATATCAGCTCAGAGCAACAATAAGTGCGAGGTTGTCAGTTGAATCAAAGGTTCCTGTCACCGTCAAACTACCAGTAATAGAAACGTTGCCAGGAATGGTGACTGCACCAGATGAATCTATTGTAAGTCTAGCAACACCACCTGTCACCAGGGCAAGTTGATCCGAGCCTGGACTAATAAGTCCAGTATTGGGATCACTGGCAAATTTTAGAGCGCAACTGCTGAGAGAGCCCAGAGAAAAAGCAGCATTAGTGCCATCTTCCCGGAGGAGAGGATAACCACCTGCTTGGCTAGCATTGTGGACAACACAAGTTTGCTTAACAGTATCAACGGTAACTTCACCTACGGCACCTATAAAAGTTGCGGTTTCGGCTGTTGTGCCACGCCGGAATTGTACTTGAGTTGCCATAATCTTATCCTAATGCAATTGCAATTGCCGTGGCAAAATCTTGAGTTGAGATCGTTCCGTTTTCATTCGGAACCGTCATCGTCCTTGTGGTTGCAGTATCGATGCCGGAACACTCAAATGCCAGCTGCTTGGTTGCATCGGCATTGTCTTGAACTCTGAACGTAGAATCCGAGAATGTCGTTGGAACCGTTGTTGTCAACACCAAGGTGCCGCTGGCATCTGGAAGTGTGTAGGTTCGAGTCGTTGCTGTTGAAATTACAGATGCATCAAAAGCAATCTGCTTGGTCAGATCCGATGTATTACGAATTCGGAAACCACTATCGTTTGTGGTGATTCCTGTCGATGTAACAGAGGTCAGTCCAGCCAGCGTTGTTGAGCTGCTGCCCAATGCAATCGCGGTACTGCCAACTGTGACTGAACTGTTGGCGAGCTGAGCATTTGGAATTGCACTGGTTCCGAATTCTCCTGTGCTGCTGTTGTACGTTAGGCCGGAACCAGCGGCAACGGACAAACTGGTCAGCAGAGCAACCGTACCTGTTGCATCGGGGAATGTGATGGTGCGATCTGCAGTCGGGTTTGAAACCTGCAGCGATGTTTCATTGCCATCCGCATCACCTTCAAAAATAATCTGCCCCGGTTCAATGTTGATACTATTGGCCGAGCCAACTCCAGAGCCTACATTTACAAAAGAGGAGGCAGTGTAGCTTGCGATCGAAAGGGCAGTAACCGTCGAACCCAGTGCTGCTGAAGTGCTGCCAAACGTGATGCTGCTGTTTTGCAGCTGAGAGTTTGGAATGGCACTGGTACCAAACTCGCCGGTAGTACTGTTGTACGTTAAGCCAGATCCAGCAGCAACACTGAACTTGGATCGAACCTCGGTTGCAGACGGACCGGTGTAGGTGATGACGCCTGTGGAGTTGTCATAACTTAAAGATCCATCGCCACCGGAATCAGTAACAGAAATTTGCTGGCGAATGTTGGAGGCAGTGACAACGCTGTAAGTAAAAACTCCAGTGCTGTTGTCATACGCAAGGCTGCCAAAGCCTGTTCCACTGTTGGTAGCAGTGAAATGAGCCCGAACTTCACTGGCAGACGGACCCGTATAAGTAATGACGCCTGTTGTATTGTTATAACTTAATGATCCATCCCCGCCGGAATCCGTAACGCTAATTGCCAAGCGAGCACGGGTATCGGTGTAATAGAGATTACTGCCTTCTGCTAAATCGGTTGTAGAGTTGCCCGCAAAATCGAGTTTATCTGTTGGAGTGTTGACCTCCTCAAATAAACCACTAACTAGACAAATTGCCTTTCTAGTTGCCATTTTGTTTATCTCTCTGGCTCACGCAGCAGAGCAACATTGAACCACTTGTTGTAACCATTCTACCAAAGCTACCGTCTTCAACCGAGTCGAACTGGTGGCTCTAGTTGAACAATAAACTCAGCACTACTAGCGGCCTCTCCAACCCTTGTAACATACTGACCAGCTGAACTTGGCGCGGCTGTTGTAATTGCTCCTGCAGATGCTGCGGATAAATAATAAATATCACCCGGATCCAGTCCAGATGTAGCCAAAACCCCGACAATCAAAACGCGGACCGTTTCACCAGCTAATTTTGAAGTCTGCGCAAAACCTACGACGTTAGCTTTGTCAAACGTATCGTTGGCAATTGCTAAACCCACTTTTCCATCACTAGAGCGAGAATAAAGAGCCTGCCCCTGGGAAACAGCTTCAAACGCAAGGGCTTGGAATCCGGCAACTGAATACACAGTTTTACCGGCCATAGTTGATTTTAGGTCAATCAGAGCTTCCGTTAAACCCTGATTATTAGGAGCGTAGGGCTCGTAATTACTAACACCAGCCATCAGGATAAGCGAATAGGTGGCTCTAGTTGAATACTAAAATCTGTGGTCGTAGCACCTTCTCCAACGCGAGTTACATATTGACCAGCAACTGAAGGAGCAGTTGTTGTAATTGCTCCCGCAGTTGTACTTAAAAAGTACACATCACCAGGATCAACAGTCGATGGCATTGTTTTGATGCCAGCAACTAACACTTTTACCGTGGCACCAGAGGTCGCGGCTGAGTCAGCAAAGCCGACAACCAGCGCCTCATCAGCGGTTCCATCGGCCTGAGCAAGCCCAACTTTGCCATCACTGGTTCGCATGTAAAGAGCTGCCCCATCCGTTAGGGTTTCGAAGGCCGTTGCATCAAAACCAACACGAGAAGGCGCAAAAACCGGAAAACCTTCTTTGAGGTCAATAATGGCATCAACTAAACCTCTGTAATTGGGCTCATAAGGTTGGCGGGTCATAGTAAACCCGTTGGCCGTCATCAAATCGACCAAAACTGCTATAGCACCTTCTATATTGGGTTCGTAACCAGTTGACATCGACTACGTCCTGCGTCCCTACATTCTAAGTTGGTAAGTACTTTAGAATAGAGAAAAAGTTTTCAACTAAAGTGACGCCAGAGTTGATTGCGGCGGTATTATCTGGCAGTTTTGGAGCCTTTGCCGGCCTTTCTAGGGCCTTAAATAACTTTAATCGGCGTATTGAGCGTAGATTTGAAGTGCTTGAACGTGATTTTGATAATTTTCAAGACCGGGTGATTAAAGAATACGTTTTAAAAGAAGATTTTCTTCGCGAAGTTCAGGCTGTTCACACAAAATTAGACCGTATCCTGGATCACATCCTTAATCACCCACACTGATTAAATAGCGATCCACGCAGCAGTCGCAGAATTGTACATAAATAGACCGGGAATTAACTGATCGTAGTGAAGTTGACCGTCCGTAGGGTTAACCGGTTTACCATTACCGTTCGAAGCAACTGCTTTAGGCGTTCTCCACGTACTTCCGTCATAAAGCTTGAAAATATAGGTGCTGGATGTATCCAGCCAAGATTCACCCTTACTAAATAAAGTAAAGCCAGCGGCCGGCGTATTCGGTGCGGTTGCTCCGATGAAAGTCGGACCGACTTTAATTAATCCGGTTGAGGGCGTAGCCGTATTATCTGCAAAATATAAACCTGGGTCTCCAGGGTTGTTGTTGACTGCTAATTCGGCAACACCTAGTCGGATAGGAAATGGCCTGTCATACAGAACTGATGACCTACGGGATAAAATCTGAACAGCCATCGCTATGAATTGATATACAAACCGCCATCAACGACAGTGTCTTGGGCAGTAAGAGGTGAATACGTCTCACAGTCTATCAGACTGGTCTGAGATGCAGGTTCAACTGGTACACCGTTTAAATATGTACCACCAATAATTAGACCAAACTCAAAATCAGGTACATAATTAACCAACGGCTCATCAAGCATACCGATTTTAGTATCTTGAATCAAAGTTGGTTGAATGTTAAACAGCTTGCTCATCATGGTGAGCATACGGTTTGCAGTGTTGACCTCTACTCCGCTTCGACTCAGCTCCCCGTCTGCACCGCGACGAATACTGTCAGTCATCATCATGGTGACTAACTCTGTGTTGTAATTTGCAACTTGTTCGGGTTGATTGCGTGAACCAGTAACTGAAGTACCACCCACCCAGGGCATACCCTGCTGCATCATAGACATCCGTTCAGCCGCCTGCCTGAGCCTTTCATTTTCTTTTTCGAAATTGCGGTAAAAAACGTCAAGTCCAGTGCCAATTGGTTTATCGTTTGGCTCCAAAATCCAAGAGCTTACAAAATCATGTTCACGCAAATTACTAACTGTGACGTATCCACCGGTAGCTTCACTAAATGGGTAAACAACGACAAAAGTATTTTTATCCGGTACACTTGTAATCGTATATTGACCAGAAAGTGCGTTCCCGCTGGTAAAGTCGAGCTGAATTTTAGTATTCGCAACCAATCCGTGATCCGGAGCAGTAACTGTAATATTTGGCCCAGCCTGTGTATACGTGGCAGCAATAGCAATCGGTTCATTTCCTTCATCATGGACGATAGAAAACATCGCCGCATAAATATGCTTACACCAACGAATCTGGTAGTAATAAAGATTTGGATATGAGAATTCGTTCGTATCCTGATAATCAGGTAAACCGTAAAAATTATTAATTACTGAATAACCTAAGTCCGAAAAACTACCTGGAATGTCTCGCTCATTGCTCAGAGTGTTGTCATCATTTTGTGTTTGACCTGGCTTTGTCGATGAAATGGCGGTAACGGGGAACCGCTGACTGGTTTTATCTTTATATAAATTGAATCCCTCTCGCCTCATAAAATCTTGACACGAGCATTGCCACCTTAGTTCTGTAGTTAAGAAACGCCCGACAATGAACCCGCGTTGAGCTGGGACAGTTGTCACATACTTATTGTTAACAAGAACACTTCCGTAGCTGTCATCTCGCTGGAAAATAATTTCATTAGTTGTTACATCTACACCTGTAACGGTATAACCAACGTAGTCATCATATTTAAATCCAGGAATCAATCGACTGAGAATTAAATTTCCACTGGTGAGTCCGCTGTCAATCGTCGTTATGGTCAGTTGAGTTGAACTGGTAACTGTCACATCGTATTGACCCGACGAAACCAGCCCACTCGTTACAGCAATAAATACCCTATTACCCGTTGATAAACCGTGGGCAGAAGTGCAGTTTATAGTGACCGTAGAACCAGTACGTGAATATGTAGAAAAAATTCCCGGATCTTTTTCAACGACACGATCGATCAGCCGTTCTCCAGCAAAAAACCTAACCGGTACAGGAATAGAGCGTAAACGAACCCGTGTCGTTGTCCAGCGGGGGTCTGAAAATGTAGTGGTTAAGTAATAAATTAAATTTCCACTTGTAGTAAGAGAGCTCCCTGCAGTCACCGTAAAAGTGTTTTGAGTCACTGCAACAACCATCAGCGTCGCATCGACCCCGGCGCCAGTAAGGACATCCAAATAAACGCTTTCACCAATTAATAGACCGTGGTCAGGCTCCGTAACTACTAGGGTTGTACCTGATTGAGAATATGTTGCGGTGACTGCACCGCCCAAATATCGAACAGCAAGAATTGGGAGACCAAAATTATAAAAATTAAATCCATTGGCATCGCGCATGCCGACGATCTGTTCGCCAATCTCTTTATCTGTTGTAGGAAATGTGAAGACTCGACCAGGGATAAATACGCCTGGAAACTGCTGAAAGGCGCAGTACATGCGGAAATCACCGCGCCTACGTCGTTCGTTCGCAAAAGACCCTAGAACGCTCTGGGTGATCGTATACAGCTCGTACCCACGACGCCAACGAGCCCACAGAGAGTCGTAATCGTAAAATCGGACACGACTCTTAAGATCTTTATTTTGTGGTAGAAAATTAAATTTCTGTGTTTCTCTTGCGTAATCCTCTACAGCTCGAAACTGTTTTGGATCTTCAAAATTACCGAATGTTTTGCCACTAAAAGTTTTTTTCGACGGAGGATCAAATCCGCCAACGTCGAACGGCATGGCTACATCAATAGTATCCGGCTTGTACGCCGACGTAGAATCCGTTGGTCAGCGCAGTGGCGCCACTAGCAGCAACGTACAGGGCTTGACCACGCTGAAGGATTAAACCACGGGTCTTGGGAGAAGTGGTGCTGTTGGTGCTTGTGAAGTTTGCACCAGCTTGCACAACTGGGTGATTAATTAGAGGTAAAACGTTATTAATAGTAAGACTATAAAGCTGATTTTCGTAGGTAGCAGGAATGCTGGCAACAAACAGCGGGAAAAACTGGTTGGTATTAGTGATCGTGCCAGTGTTAACCAGATAGAAGCAGAAATCCAGTGGCAGTCGGCAGCTAACATTACCCGTAATAGGACCAGAAATGCTAGGAATGGTACCAGTAAAGGTTGTTGGCGTGACAGCCGTAACAGTCACAGCTTGGTCAATAGGAGTGGAGCCAGAGCTATAGGACGTAAAGTCAAGCCAAACTTTTTGACCAACCTGTACATTGTGGCCGGCACTAATTGTGACGACAACATTAGTGCTGTCCGCAGAATAAGTACCAGATGTAGTACCGGCTGCGTCAATAAATTCAATATTTCGCTTGCTGTATTGGAACCAAATTTCGTCAATATACGCACCACTAATCGAGGTATCAGTCAAAGACGAGTCGACGTCGAATACCTTTGTGGCATTACCAACAGCAGTAGGAACAAGGCTGGTAGAAAATGCCTGACCAGATGCAACGGTAACCAGGGCGGATGTGGTTGCCGGCCTGTCAACCAAAAGCGGCTGCTTGTTGGAACTCGAAGATGACATTAGCCCTTTTACGCTATCTCTGACTAAATCTTATTGTAGCGCAGTTGCCTTCTTGGCTTCTTTTTGCTTCTTTTTGTTAGCCAACCAAAGCCGAAAATACTGAAGCTCTGCGGGTGTATAGAGATCAGGCTTTTTTAGCGCCTTCTTTACCAGCTTCTTCTTTTTTGTCATGCCTGCGCCCTCGCTTCTGTTCCTCCAGTCTAACGCGGGCTTTCTTCACGGCCTCTTTACGACGCTCTTTGTCACCCTCTTTTTTCTCTTCGGGTGAAGATTCTTTATCTTCTTGTTTCTTTTTGAAGTGAGCCAGCAGTTCTGGTGGCATCGAACCTTTCTTGGACATTTTAATTAAGCGCCGGTTACACGTGCAGGTGAAGAGCTATAGGCCAGATATTGAGAACCTGGGGCCTTGCTGGTTTTCTCAGGTGAATACTTTACTGCTGCAGATTCTTCGGCCATGCTGGTGGTGGGCTGAAGATCGCTCAATTTATCACCGGCCATGCGGAGTCCCACACTGCTACCTAGTTTGGCAATAGCAGTGTCGCGAATTTGGCGGACGTAATCATTGCGAGGCATGGTAGCACCAGCTTCAGCGTTTTGTGCCATTGAATCCCCAGTGCGGGGACTGGTAGAAGTGCCTTCAGGAGATGCTCCCATAACCAATTAAATGACGACGTCTAAGTTACGCAATTCTGCGCCACCAATATAAGGTGCAGGCAGTAACGGAGGATTACCAGTACTACCTATTAAGTTTAAATTAAATGCATCCCCAGCAAGACGAGATTTACGTTCACGAGGAAGTCTAGCTCCAATGGCGTAGTAGCCCCCTTCGGTCGGCATTAAACCCTGAAAATCACCTTGATTAGTCGCAAGGAGTGCTTCGTAGGGTCTCTTGTTCTGGGATATACCGAGCATGTATCCCATCCGGGTTCCGGCTTTATCCATTTTGCTTCCTCCTGGATGCAAGCTCCACTGCTCGACGAGCTTTTTTTGCTAGTTCAGTATTTGAAACAAACTGCTTACCCTCTCGTGATTCTCGTTGTTTTTTCTCGTCAGTACGACGGCGCTCCTCTGGCGTTAGTTTTGCCCACGCAGATTCTGGTAAGTACCTTTCAGTACTTTTTTTACCAGGCTCAATAGCTTTGTCAGCAGCCATTACTCTTGAATAGATCCCCCGTATAACCAAGCATCACAGGTTCTGGAACCTGCACACTTAAATTTGAAAAGCTGACAATATCCAAGATTTGCACGTTCCTGTACATCCCAGGGGTCAGCCGCTTCTTTCTCGTTAATCCCCTGAATAATGCACTCAATAACTTTTGGAGATTGATCGAACGCGGCACAATTACAACAGCGTGCAGACATGACAGTGTCTACATCGCTGTTCCACATCTCGGCCTTCTTCTCCCAAAAACCGGGATCTGGAACATCAGGATTTAAAGGACCATAAGCAAAATTTTTAATCGTCCAATTCCGATTTTTAATAT